CTTGCTATTTTGTTAATAATTAGCTTTTTATTGTTTTTGATTTGGTTTATCCTGTTTTTTATTTCATTATCATCTATTTTGATTTGTATCATTTCTTTTCAAAAACTTCTTCAAATTTTTTCCTTAAAATTTTTCTTATCTTCATAACATCAGTTTCTTCGGGGTGAGGAAAAGGTTCTTGCCAGAAATTTTCATATACCTTTTTCCAATACTCAGGATTATCCCAATTTCTATGCATTTCTTCCTTTATTTTTGCCTCTTCTCTAATGGCTTTTAATTCCTCTTCAAGTGTATCATATAGCTTTATGCGGTAGATTTTTGGCTTTTTTTCTCTTTTTGCCATATTGAAATTTTAAAGCATAAATTAAACTTCTTCAACTTTTAAATAAATTATTTGACGATAGCCTATTCTTTTAATTTCTTTTCTTACTATTTTTAATTTATTCCAAAATGAATAGGGCAATAAAACTTCATTTTCATTTGGATACCTTGAATATCTTGCTATTTCTATTCCAGGTGTCTTTCTTTTGACAATTTCAAAGACTACATTATAATCTCCCCACGCAAAGTTTTGAGCAATTTCCTTATCATAGCTTGTATAAGCAAAAGTCCAATCAAACCCTTCTAATATACTGCCTTCTTTTAATTTTGACAATTCTCTAAATTTTCTCTCTGAAATATCCTTTACACCTCTATAAAGCGGTCTATTTAAATCTCCATTTTGCTTATATTTTAAAAATAATCCTTGTAAAAGCTCTATATTTTTCCTTTGTGCTTCTATATTAGTTTTTAATGCTTCTCTAATGTGTAAATAACCACTGCCTGTATATTCTTCAATAGCTTTCTTTTCCTCTTCATTTGGTCTAAATGCTTTTCTGTCTTTAAATTCATACTTTTCTCTAATAGCAATATCTTTTAATTCATAAGGCATTTTGTCTATGATTTTATTTTCAATTTCAACGATATTAAGTCTTTTATCTTTTTTGGCAAGCTTTTTAAATAATTCTTCTGCTTTTTCTCTATCATAGAAAAATTGGAATTCCCAATCAAATAATCTTGTTTGTGTAAATTTCTTTGTGATTTCTAATAAGTTTTTATTTTCTACATCTGAAAACTTCTTTTTAAAGAATTCTTCATAATCGTTTATATCTAAAAATTGCTCTTTAATGTTTTTATCTTCATAAACAGGCAAAATTGTGCATCTACAATTATAGTGAAGCGGTGGCTTAAAATGTCTCCAAAATAAATCATCCGCTTTTCTTATTGTGTTGTGAAGTTTTTTACATACAGGGCAAGTTCTTTCATCAATTGCTGTATGAAATTCTAAAAGCTCAAATTCTTCTTTATATTTTCTTAATTTTGCTGTGGTAAAGGCAGAAATAATGTTCGTTCTATAAACAGTTTCAAGCCAATATGGTCTTCCTGTTTGAAATCTTTTATTAACTTCATCGTAAAAATTTTTATATGTTTTACCTTCTTCAATAGTTTTTACAAGTAGATTTTTAATCTCTTCAATATGCTCTATTGCTGTAATGTATGAAAGCCAAAAATATCTTTCTCTGAAAAAATCTGAAAGTCTTTCAAGTTGCTCTTTCGTTATTGATATTTTACTTCTTAAAATTTCAATCTCTTCACTGAATTTTAGCTTTTTTCTAATTCTTTGATGTAAAGCATCCCTTTGTGCTATTTCAAAACCTTTTAAGTATGAATAAAGCACCAAATCAGCAAATTCTTTTGAAAATGCTTTTACATCTTCAAGTTTTACAGCATCTATAGCATCCATATCTTTTAATTTTGATTTGTTTCTGTTTATAACTTTGAAAATCATTTCTTTGAATTTTTCATCACATCTTTTAATAATTGTTTGAATTTCCCTTTCAAGCTCATTTTTTACTTTTTGATATTTAATACTTTTCCTTAAATCATCTTCACTGAAAAAATAATATGTTTTGTTTTTTGTTTTAAATGCGAAAATTTTCATTTTCAGAAAATTGAATGATTTCTAAAATATCATCTTCACTTGGCTCTGGTATTCCAAGTTGTTGATAAAGCCAAGATTTTTTAAGTGGCACTTGGGCATTGATTAGTTTAACGAGCTCTTCAACACCATAAACCTTTGAAAAATCAAACTCTAACTCTGGGTATTCATCTATTTCACTTTCACTAAAATTGAAATCTATTATTTTTGAAACTAACTGCGTATTTAATGTTTCTGCTAAATTTTTTGCGTCAAAATAAGCAATTTCATCTCTAACTTCGTAATGAACTTTTGAAGCACTATAACTTCCAACATCTGAAAGTTGTGCTGTTAGCGTTCCTCCAAGAAATACTTTTGATATGGCATTTTCACACCAAGTTATTACATTTAAAAAATCTTCTGTTTTTGATGTTTTTGTTTCAAGTGTGTCAATTTCTACATTCTTTGTAAATATACCTGCTCTAATGTCTTGTAAATTTACAAGCATATCAAGAATTTTTTGTTGCTCTTCAATACTTAAATTTCCTTCATAGCGAGCAAATGTTGTTGGCATTACGAAACTTTCAATATAAAGTAAAATTTGCTTTGGAATGTTCTTTTTAATAAAGTATGGAAACCAAGCTTTTATCAAAAGTGGAACTCCATTTGGAAAATAAGCATCTTGAAAATTCTTATGAATTATTACTTTTCCATCTATTACTTCAACTTCCTTTCCATAATCGTCTATAAAAAAAACTTTATTGTTTTCTATTTTATACCAATAAAATGGATTTGGCTCAAATCTAACTGGAATTATAACTTTCCTATTGTTAAAATCCACTTCATCCCAATATAGTTGAACTACTGAATATCCAGTAGCAACCGCATCTAATAAACTTGACAATGCACTAAAAAAACCATCTGAATAGTTTATTACAAATTTTATTAGTTCCTCTAATTCTTTGTTTTGTCCGCTGTATTTTATATTTAAATTTCTTTTTAAAACGGCACTTTTTCTTTGTTGTAAAACAGCATAAATGTGATAATCGTTTAGCATTTCAGAGAATATGAATTCAATTTTCTTTTTTTCAATTAGCTCTATTTGTTTTACTGAAATTCTTTTAAATGCTAAATCGTATATTCTGCTTAATGTTTGAATTTTTAAATCATTCATAAATGAAGTTCTTTGATTGTGAAAACTTTGTGCCTACTGCTTTAATTTTCCTCTTATCTAATTTTCCATTTCTAATATCTTCAAGTAGTTTTATAGCATTTTCATAATTTCTATAAATAGCAAGTTTTTCTCCTTCCTGCAATTCTAATTCAGAATATCTCTTTTTATATAGAAAATAAACGCATATATCAAGCGTGATTTCTTTTATGAAATCTTCATTAGAATTTTCATAATCAGTTCCTTTTAAATATGCTTTTACTAATGAAATTGATTTGTCTATCGCATCTTCAATTTTAGCAATATCAGGAGCATTAGCATTTAAATCATCTTGTGTAAGCTCAATAAGTCTTTTTTGCGAAATCCTATTCTCAACATCTGAAATTGTTATCATTATTCATTATTATGGTAAGACTTGGGCAGAAACTATTGCTTTTGCTTCAACTACAACAGGTAAAAATCTTGCTGTAATTCCAAGTTCAAGTCCTTGCGGGTCAAGTTCCTTATAACTTGTATAAGCATAAGCCTCAGTAGGTCCTGCTAAATCAAATGTTTCAGGTGGTCCATAAACTCTATAAAGAGCAGTTCTGCTTACTAAATAAACCTTCTTAGGGTCTATTATGCTTTTTACAACATTATCAGCATCTGTATAAGTTCCTCTAACTACTGCTATATCTACATCTGCTATTCTTGTAATTCTTCCATTTTCAAAAACCTTATCTCCAATTGTATGAGCAAGATAATTTTTTGTTTGCTCGTTATTTATAAGAGCATTCATTACTGATTGACTTACTATTAATACAAAATCTGAATGGTTTGTAGTGGAAGCAAGAATTTCAAGCATATTGTTTATATCATCAAGTGGCTTTCCTGATGGTGTATCCCAAGTGTTGGCAGGTGTGTAGTTTTGAATAGTGCCAAAATCAATTTGAATATCACCATTTCCCATTAACCTATGGATTATTGTTCCTGTTATTGCCTTGGCACAAAGAACTTCATATGTTTCTAAAAGTTGCTTTTTCAATAGGAATAAATAATTTGATATTGTAGCAGTTATGTCTTCACCTTGTAATTTTGATAAATTCCTTAGTTCAGAAGGTGGTAAGAACTTCTTAACTTTTATTATTGGAATTTCATAAGTCTTTACATTATAAAATTCATTATTGTATTCATTAGCAGGTGTAAATGGAGTGTTGAAAGGTAATGCTTTTCTTACAGCTTCCAAATCTGAAATTCTTATGAAATGGTCAGAGGAATTATAAGTGTTTTTGAAAACACCATTATATAATGTAAGTTCAGGTGTTTTTAGCTCATTTACCACATCATTTATTACATCTTGTGAGATTAAAGATAAGATGTTGTTATTCATTTCTTATCCTCCTTTTTCTTTTCTTCTTTCTTCTCCTCTTTTGCTTCTTTTAGTCCAAGCCTTTTTGCTATGTTATCTTCAATTTCAAATTCATTATCAGAAATTTGCTTTATAACTCCATCTCCAAACCACATTTGCTTTCCATCAATTTCTAAAAGCATAGCAGTTGTTGTTTTTGATATAAGTTTTGCTTTCACTTTCATTTTAGTTCTCCATTTTTATAATGTTTGGGAAAAGTCTTTGTGAATGTTCTTTATAGCTTCCAAAGATTGTGCTATACCAATATAGATTACCTTTTATTAATCCTCTTATAAGAACTGTTGCTTTGCCGTCTTTATAATCTAAAATTACTCCCATTGGAACATTTACAGCAGGTGGCGTAATATTTCCACTCAATACAGAAAAATTGTCAAAATTATAATTATAAATCACTATCGTTCCAGCAGGAACAGGTTCAAGAGGTGGGGTGGTAATATCAACATTTTCCAAAATTATCGTTGTGCTATCAAATATCACATTTGGATATTTTGCTTTTATTTGCTCATTTACATATGGCATATTTCCCATATTCTTAACCTCCTTTCTTTATTTTTTGTAAGCCTTTTTTCCAAAGCTCTTTTATGTTATCTTCATTATCATTCCTTTTATAGCTTTCACTCATTAAGATAGCTTTGCTTTTGCTTTGAACTTTTAATTTTTCAATTAGTTTGTTTCTATCATTTTCACTTAATTTTATTAGAATTTCCAAGTAATCTTTTTTATCCTTTTCAGATAAATTTAATTTTGAAAGCTCATTTTCAATTTTCATTCTTTCAATTTCTTCTTTTAATCTTTGGTTTTCTTCTTTTAATTTCTCAACTTCACTCATTTCTTCACTTTCAACTTCACTTATTCTATCTTCAAGCCATTTTAGAACTTTGCTCACTAATTCTTTTTCCTTTTCACTTTGTTTATTTCCCATAGCACCATTTAGAAATGCTTTTATACTTGCTACTGCTTTTTTGTTTATTACGATTTTATCTCCTTTAACTTGTGCAAATGGATATTTGTAATTTTGTAAGTTTTCAGGTAATTCTCCATCTTCCGTTATAACATAACAAACACACTTTGAAAGTGTTTCCCAATCATATTTGTCTCTAATTTCTTTCTTTGCTTTATCTCCATCCCATTCTTCATCTACTACATCTAATTCTGAAATGAATTTTTTCGTTGTAAATGTTTTTAATTGCTCTTTGAAGTTTATTATCTTTTGCTCTTTAAAGTATAAAGGAAGTCCTTTTACAGCAGGCAAATCTGTTCCTAAAAATGCTAATCCTATTAAATACCAACCTTTGCCCTCTTCATTTCTTATTTCAGCACTAACTGAAAGGACTTTTTTATCATTTAATAATTCTATTAAGTCAGAGCTTGGATTTATTTGGGCATACAAAACATCATTTATTAAAAATAAATCTTCTACATATCCAAGTGCTGTTTGATTATTGTCTTGATGACCAAGTTTAATTGGTGCTTTTAAATAGTTAGGGTCATAATTTTTAACAATCTCTTCAAGAATTTCCCTTGTGATTTCTACTCCGTTAAACTCTCCAACTTTCAAAATAGGTATAATCATAACAATAAAATTTTTTAGCTAATGATTTTTTCAATTTGTCCATTTTTGTCTATTTTTGTCTATTAAAAGCTAAAACTTTAAATAAAGTGCCTCAACTTTGCCTTTTATGTAAATTTCAAAATCTCTTGGGTCAATTACAATATCTTTAAAATTCTTATTTTCTGAACGCAAGATTATTTTACCTTTTTTAGTAAGTTCTTGTTTTTTCTTTTCATAATCAGATGGCAAAAACATTTCTCCTTCACCTTTTAATATCCATCTTGGATTTATACCAAATTCATATTCAAGAAGTTTGAGAAATTTCCGACTTGGAACAGCCTCTCCGTTTTCGTATCTTATTATTGAGTTCCTGCTCATTCCAAGCTTTTTAGCCATATCTTCCTGAGTTAAACCAAGCTCTTTTCTAACTTTCTTTATCCTTTCTCCTATTTCTTTTAAGTTTTCCATCCTTACAACCTCCCTTTAAAAAGTCCCTTATTCAACTTGTCAAATTGAAAGTGTGAAATTTTGTGCTTTAAAATTTTGAATATGCCCAAAATTGAGCAGGCAAAAAAAGGAAGGGGCAAAAATATGGCGGGTAAGAGCATACTAAATTTTAAAGTAATCCGTGTAAATTATGTAAAGTATCTTTGTTCTCTAAAAGGTATAAATGATATACAAGAATTAGCAAAAATGTTAAAAGTCTCTTATGACCATTTATATAAAGTAATAAGAGATGATAGACAAAGCAAAAAGTTAATAAGAGAAATATCACAAATTTTAGGTGTAGATTTAGATAAGGAGTTTCAAAAACTTGAAAGGAGGTTAAAGCCATGACAGAGAGGATGACGATTATAAAAGCAAGTGATATAAAAGAAAGACCAATAAGAATGCATATATATGGTGAGCCTGGAAGTGGAAAAACAACTCTACTTGCTACTGCTCCAAAACCTGTTCTTGTGATTGACTTTGAGGCTGGCAGTGATATAAGACTAAAAGGTGAAGATGATATTTATATATGCCAAATAAGAAGCAGAAAAGATATTGAAGAAGTGATAAAGCATATTCAAAATTCAAAGTCATACAAAACAATTGCCTTTGATGGTTTTTCTGTATTTACCCAAAAGGTTTTAAATGAAATTTTACAAGAAAGGCAAAAGACAACTCCTACATACTACGAATGGGGCATTCTAACGAAAACTCTTCATCAAATAATACTAAATCTTATGTATCCAAATTCACATTTAATTTTTACATCACTTTCTAAAAGAACTACTCTTTTTATTGACGAAAACAATAATAAAATTGAGAAGATAATTCCAGATTTAACAAGAGCTGTAAGAGATATATTGAAAGCTGTTATGGATTTTCAAGCATACTTATATGTTGAAGAAAAGGAAAAAAGATATTTATTCTTCAAGAGCGAAAAAGGAATAATTGAAGTGAAAGATAGAAGTGGTAAATTATCAAAAGAAGAGCCAAACATCTCAAAAATCATAAGCAAAGTTTTTGGAGGTGAAAAATGAAGGAAATGATTCTTAATTGGAACACGAAAACTTTTCACAATAAGAAGTTTTTAAGAGGAGATTGTAATATAGAAAATCAAAAATCAAATATCAATTTTGAAGTCTCTTATGAGCTATATAAAGTTATAAGAAATATCACATCAGACTATAAAGTATGCTCTAAATGTAATGATTTAATGAGCAAAGAAGACTTTGACGAATTAGAAGTTGAAGATTTACTTATGGACTTAATAAATCTTGATGATTTAATTTATAATCAAATTTATCCACGATTTGAAGTTAATAGTGAAGTAATAGAAGACTATTTTGAAGCAATTGTAAATAACAATCAGCTCCCGCCTGTTTTGGCGGGGGTTTATGAAACTGATGAAGAAACTAAACTTATTCTATTAGATGGCTTTCATAGATTTAGAGCTTATGAAAAGTTTTATAAAACATATTATGAAAATGAAATCATTTTAAAAACCATAAAAGCAAAAGTTATAAAAATAAATGATGAAAAGGATTTATTAAAATGGAGTGCTTATTATAATTCAAGGCACGGATTAAGACTTAAAAAAGAAGAGAAAATAAATTACATAAGGAAAATGTATCAAAAAGGTTTTGAGGTTGAAGAAATAGCAGAGATAATGAATTTAGGCAGAAGCACGATTTACAATTACATTTCGGATTTAGTAAAAGAAAAGAAGGAAAAAAAGATTGAAAGAATTATAGAACTAAGACAGCAGGGGAAAACCATAAAGGAAATTTCAGAAGAAACGGGAATTCCAAAAAGGTCTGTTATACACTATTTACAAACGGAAGCCGATAATCTGACAAATTATGGTGCAAAAATTCCAAATTTGGAAAATTTGCACTCTAATCTGCCAAATTATGAAAATTGGACTTGGAATGTTGAATTTCCCGAGGAGCAAATAAAGAAATTTTCAATTCAAGACATAGCTTGGAATGAGGAAAAGGAGCAGAGGATAAAAGCATATCTTTTAAAAATTTTTGAGCTTATAAAAGAAGCGGGATTATTATTTGATGAAATAAAGGAAAACAACAACAGACTTTTCACATTTAGCGAGCTATTAAGTTATTTCTTTAAAGTAAAACAAGATGAAGAAGTAATAACTGCATTATATAGAACCATAGCACTGCTTGATTATTTAAGAACAAGTGAGCCATTTAACAGGAGGCTAAGAATTAAATTCATAAATGTAAATGCAATTTTGGAAGCTGATAAGATAGACCTAAAAGGCATAATAAATAACGGACTTTAATGAGATTAGGTTTTAACAAAAAAGATATGATAATATATCAAGCATACAAACAAACCCAAAATGCTCGTTTAGTATCAAAAAAATTCAATTTGAGCTATAAAAAAACAATTGAAATAATAAATTACTTTTCAAATTTGGAAAGAATGAAAAGATTTAGGAATGAAGGAATGTTTCAATTTGATTTAAGCAGGTCTGAAAACCTAATAATAGATGGAAAAATAAAAGCAAATAAAGATAAAAAAGGATATTACAGGGATAAAGAAGGCAATTTAATAAGACTTTGGATTGGAGTAATAGTAGATGATTTAACATCAAATTTATATTTTCAATACTTTATTTTAAAAGGTGGAGAAAACTTTCTTAATCTTGTTAATGTCTTATTTACACTTTTGAAAAAAGAAGAAAACATATTAAAACCATTTGGAATACCCAAAATGCTTTTAATAGATAATGCCAGTGGCTTTAAAAAAGAAAATAAATTCAAANAAATAATGGAAAAGAGATTAGGAGTAAAAGTNATTTATCAAAATCCTAATCATCCACAAACAAAAGGAAAAGTTGAAAGAGCAATAAGAACGATAAAACAAACATTTGAAAAAGATTTATTACTTTCAAGTTTTGAAGGAACACTTGAAGAATTAAATGAACTTGCCAAAAAGTTTTGTCATAACTTAAACATTCAAAAAGAAATGAGATTTCTGCCTTCTTATGTTTTAGATTTTGATTTTGAAGAAGTTATTAGTTTATTTTTTAACATTTCGCAAAGGAAAGTCAATAAAGGAATAGTAAATGTAAATAATCGCATATATTATCTTCAAAATGGCATTAGCACTAATTATTTAAAATGCTTTGAATATAATGGAAAAGTGTATGCTATTTTAAATAATTCAATAGTGGAGCTTAATGAAGAGTTTGAGACGATAAAACCAATAACATTTGAATTTAATAATGTAGAATCTGATAAAAAAACAATCACAGAAAAAGAATTTGAATTAACATCAAGAGTGATATTTCTAAATAACGCTAAAAAACTAAAACTTAAAAAGGAAAAAGAAGATGATTTTAAGCTTTGTTTTGAATAAAAAGGAGGTAAAAACATGCTAAAAGATAGACAAAACATAGAAAAGCTTGTGGAAACAGCAAAAGAGCTTGATATGAATGTGGTAATTGTAGGTGAAAGCGGATATGGAAAAACTACACAAGCAAAACTTCTCAAATACAAAACGCTAAATGAAATTCTCCTTTCAAACCATTCTAAAACCAACATCATATATAAAATAAAAAAAGCACTTGGAATTCCTTATGCCAGAAATTCCTTAAAAGGAATGTTTATTATTATTGACGACATAGAGCTTGCTTCAACAACTTGGAATGCTTTAAAAATGCTTTCAGACTATACAGGATTAAGATATATTGTCTTTACAAGTGATAAAAAGAAAGTTCCAAAATGGATTTTAGAAGAAGCAATTGAATACAATCTAAAAGGTATAACTTCACAGGAGGAACTTGATTTTTTCGTAAAAGTAATGCAGTATGAAATAAATCTAAAATATGAAGAGCAAATGAACTCTTTAAGATATTACAAACAAAAGCTTGTAAAGACATTATTTAGTCAAATCATAGAAGAAAAGAAAGAAAGGAGGGTAAAACATGCTTAAAGAGGAATATGGCAGAAAATATATCTTCACAGGAAGATATGGAAGCAGAGAAAGAAAAGCCTTTAAAGAATTTCTAATGAAACATTTAAAAGATAAGCTTCCTGTAATAAATGAAAAAATTGCAGAAATGACTTTTGAAGATGAAAACAATTTGAGAACTTCAAAAATTTTACAAAAAATTTTTGTTGAAGTTTATGAGTTTTACATAAAAGGTGATGAGGAGCTTGAAAAGGAGCTTTTCAAAATGCTAAAAATAACAAGATACAAAAGGAAAATCTCTGAAACGCTTTCAGATATTGTATCTAATTTAAAAGAAGCTTTAAAAGGAAAAGATAAAGTATGGAGGTAAAACCATGAAAGTATATGTAGCAAATGCGTTTTCTTTAAATATGTTAGATGAAAAGGAAGCCTTGATATATGTAAAGGAAATTACACTTGATGAAGTAAAGAACATTCTAAATGAAAATGATTTTGTATCAGCGATAGGGCATCAAAGCACATCGCAGGTTCTATCGCAAATTCTCGGAATAAACATAGAAATGAATAGAATACAAGTTAAACTTCAAGAGAACGATGAAATAATCATATTCCAATTACAAACTCGTTTGGAAGAAGGAAAAGTCTTATCTGAGAATGAGTTAAAACAATTACAATATAAGTTTTATTTAGTTAAAATGATAAGGAGAGCCTAAAATGAAATTTCTATGTAAGCTTTTTGGGATTGAAAAAAGCAATAATGTTATTGTGAAAATTGTAAATATGAAAGGTGAAAGTGAAATAAGGGAATTCATAAATATAAGTATAAAACGGGATGGAGTTTATGAAGGGAGCAGGAAAATTTTGGATTTTAGTTGTATATTGCTTATAAAATACGATGGAATTTTAACCATATATAAAAAGGAGTAAAAATATGAGTATTAGAAAGCAAATAAGAGCAGTCTTTGATAAATATCCATTACCTGTTGCTGTTGCCGTGCTAATTTGCTATATTTACGATAACAAAACAGAAAGAAAAAGAAAACTAAAAGAATTTTTAAGCGATACTCAAATAGCATCACTTCAAGCTTCAGGAATGCTTGATGAAAATTTAAGACAAAATGAAATAAAAAAAGAAAATAAAAAACTTGACATTAGGGCAGTTGAGGTTTATAATTTCTTTAAAGAGAAATATAAAGAAAAATTCCAAATACAATATATAACCTATAATGAAAAGAATGAAATATCACTCTTACAATCACTAATATGGACGCTTGCTCCAAAGTATGAAAATCCTGTTGAAGTTTTAAAATCTGCCATCTTGAAATATCTGAATGAAAATGACAATTTCTTAAAGAAAAATGCTTTCAATTTCAAACTTTTTATTTTTAAAATCAACAAATACTTAATGAAAGGTGAAAATACAATTGAATATAAAGAAAAGCCAAAAATAAGCATAAGGAGGATAGAAACATGAATAAGCTTGGTGATTTTTTAAATAACAACGATTGGGATAGCTACTATAATAGTGAAGAATATAAAAAAATAAAAGAAAAGCTTGAAGAAGAGAGAAAATTGAAAGTAAGAGAAATGATTTGTGATGCAGTCCATATTCCACCAACACACGCTCAAAAAATCATACATAGAAATTATGAAAAAACTGAAATAATAAAAGAAATACTAAAATATGATTTTAATAAAAAGAAGTGGCTTTTAATTATTGGAGATATAGGCGTTGGAAAATCATTTGCTTTATCACTTTTATTATTTACTCTTACTCCCAAGGCTGGTTTATATGTAAGATATGCTCATGCTTCGGAACTTGAAGATATAGACTATAAGTATTACAAAGTTCTTGGAATAGATGATATTGGACTTGAAAGTGATAAAAATTTACTAAGTAGGATTATTCATCATTATTACGATAACTTTAAAATTTTAGTTATGACAAGCAACTTAAACATAGAGAAAATAATAGAAAATTATGACGCAAGAATTGTAGATAGAATAATTGAGCTTTCGGAAATTATTGAAATAACAGGAAAAAGCAGGAGGAGTAGTGGTGCTTAAAGAAATAATGCTTGATGATAAAGAATTTTATACAATTGAAGAAACAGCAAAACTTTTAAGAGTTTCAAAGAAAACAATTTATAGATATATCAAAAACTTAAAACTTAAAGCAATTAAAACAGGAAAGTATTTAATTAAAAAATCAGATTTAGTGGAATTCATACAAGACAATTATTATGTGGAAATAAAGAAATATAGGAGTTTTAAAAACAAAAACTATTTGATATACGACGATTAGACAAAAATAGACAAAAAAGGACAATAAAAAACAAATTCTCAAAAATAAAATTTTAGTATGCTTGAAAGACTTTTAGATAAATTAGCAAGTAGAAAATTTTGGGTTCTTGTATTTGCTTCTATACTATTATTTTTCAAAGCNATTGATGAAAATACTTGGCTTAAAATTGCATTATTTTGGATGGGAATTGAAGGCATTTGCGACATATTAAGGGAAGGTATAAGGGCATGGAAAAGTCAGAGTTAGTAATAAAATATGTTTCAAAATACACATCAGAAACAC